AAAGCCTGGGCCCCTACCGTTTACGATGGTAGAGAAGGTACGTGTACGTAACACCGCTTGTCGTGGTGCACGTCCAATCCACACGCTCATCAAATTGGAGCTGTTTGTGAAGTCACTAGAAGATGCTTTTTGCATCTCTCTACCGCTTCCCAGCTTCGACGAGGTGGGTCACATCAAAGAGTTCTGTTCAGGACTCCTTGAGGGTAAAAATCATCCTTGGCGATCTAGACTAGAGAGGCTTTCGAGCCGCTCGAGGATGTCTATCGCTTTCTCCCTTTTCCTCTTCCGTAAGGTTATCCCTTCGGAGAGGCCGTCTGTTCTCCCTTATCTCGAGAAAATGGGTACTCCTACGGAGGTGAAGCCCGACGTTGCCTTCTTGAAGTTCTGTGAACGAGAAGTGCATCGTCTGTTCCGACCTGGTTGGGACAAGAAGTACCGAAGACATGTGGAGAGCTCCTCGTTGCCATTATCTTCCTGCTCTGAGCAGGGTCGCAGATTTGGCGGTTGTCGAGGGCTTGACGTGGAGGAACGGTGGTCTCGAGACGAGTTTTGCGACTACGTCTTGAACGCCGTGACTTCAAAGAAAAGAACGGTCTCCCGGGTTGTGCCAGTGGAGAGTGGCGGTAAATGGAGGATCATCAGCATTCCTCCTCGCGTTGACAACGCGCTCCGTCCATTACATCACTCCATGTACGACCACATGTCCCATTTCAAATGGTTACTCAGAGGGGACGCGAAGGCGTCTAGATTTGGTAGCTTCACTAAGACGGGTGAAGTTTTCGTCAGCGGGGATTACGAATCCGCTACGGATAACCTTAGCTCTGAGGTACAGATGACCATTTTGAAAGCTGTCCTTGATGGTGCAGTTTCAGTCCCCCGTGGGATAAAACAGCACGCCGTCTCGACTTATTCTTCCCTTCTCTCCGGAGAAGGTCTCGAAGTTGAACAGTCTAGAGGACAGTTGATGGGTCAGCTGACATCCTTTCCCCTTCTCTGTCTTGTCAATTACCTTGTTTTCAAGTATCACGTTCCACGTGACGTGCCTTTGTTCATAAACGGCGACGACATAGTTTTCCGTGCCTCTCCTTCGGAGGCCGAACATTGGATGCAAGGTGTTGAGAAGTGCGGTCTCACTTTGTCTATGGGCAAGACGTTAGTCCATAAGAGGTTTTTCTCCCTGAACTCTACAGCCTTTGACGCTGGTCTTCGGAACGTGAGGTACGTGCCTTTCGTTAGACCAAAGTCAATCTGGAGCACAAAGGAGACCGCAGCAGAGAGAGTTGCTAGCCTTGAGGGTCGCTTTTATAGCTTGACGAAGGGGTTTGGTAAGGATCGTGTTAGCACGTTCCAGTCCTTATTCTGTAGTCAGAACGCTTATGAGATCAATCTCTCGCGTAGGTCAGTGACTAGGGGGTTGGGTTTGTCGGTTAAGGAGGGAACTTTGCGACGCTGTAAGCTGTGGGCCCGAGAATTGTTCTATCTTAAGAACGATCTTGAACCGCCTTTGCCATACAACATGGAGCTTATGCGTGTCGGCCTGCCCGAGGGCTACAAACAGGTGTCTCGTCATAGCGTTAGCGATTTTGATCGTGAAGTAGGCCAAGCTTTGTTCAACGCAGAACTGGTCGAAAGAGCGTGGACGCAGTCTGTTGTTCGGCAGGACGTGCAAGAGGAATGGCTTGCAAAACTTCATCAGGGGGTCTCTCCGTGGGACCTTTGCACTCTTATAAAGCCCAAGATGCTTAACCTGTTGGGGTTGACGAGGAGGCAAGCACGTGAATGGCTCCTCACCGGTGACAGTTCTCTGTTTGGCCGGTGTCGGTTCACGAGGGGGAAGGGTGTGTGGGTTGTTGACGTGTCTTTCTACGAAACTCCAGAAGTTCACGTTCAATGTCAAGAGAGGGTGGCCATTGAAGTCAGGGACGTTAGTTGTAGGATCACTCATGGTCCGAAGCGTGATTACCTCTTCTTTGCGCCGCCCAAAGCACTCTAGCCGCCGGTGCCAGTTGAATGAGTGGAGATCGATAAGGAGGAATCCGCGGATGGCGGGCAAGGGAAACTGACGGGATTCGCGAGGGAACGCTTCACGCTAGTACTTATGACCGAGCTACGTACAGCTCTTAAACTTGTCCGGCTACGCATCCCGAATTGACGGGATAACTTTCCGAGCCACGTGTTCTGACTGGGTAAAACTGGTTACTCTTTCATCAGTCTGTGTTAGGTCTGCGTAGAGGCGGGTGAACCGTTGCAAGTAGCGGCAGTTGTTAAACATGACTCTGTCCGTGGGCGAATCTACGTTGCTGAACATGTCCGTACCGAAAGGGATGGGTCGCATGAAGTGCGCACGGGAAGACGAGGGCAATCCGAAATGGTTGTTACCTGAGTACCGTGTGGCGCCGAAGCACAAAACTGAGAAAGAAGGAGTGGACAGGCCTAGTTCGGCCTTGAAATCTGTTCTTCGACCAGATGCATAATAGAACGCC